TAAAGAGGCGGCAATTAAACATTTCGGAGATAAATAAATGACTTTAAACATTTAATACCTTTTAGTTTCTCTAATTCTTTTAATTTTCACATCTACCATGGTAAAAAAAGCTTAATAATGGATGATCTATGCTGGTTTGAAATTATTTTACTTTTATCTTCTAAGGTGTCATCGCCTGGAGACACATTGGTCGATATTCTTAAAGAGCGCGGGATGACTCAACTCGAACTCGCAATGCGCATGGGTGTTCCATTAAAAGTTATAAACAGCATTATCAATGTCAAATCTTCAATTACTCCAAATATAGCCACTCAATTGGAAATTGCGCTTGGTACTCCGGCTGAATTTTGGAAAAAGCGTGAATCTAATTTTAGAGAGTATTTAAAATCAACAAATTTAAATAAAATTTAGGGGGGTTAATAAAAATGAATATCAACTATGAAGAAAATATCGATAAAGCTTGCGGTATTTTTTGGAGCGAAAAGTTAGGTCATTACATTTCAGACTCTGAAGTTAAAAAATGGTGTGAAGACTGCGAAGAGCCTATCACCCAATATGAAATAGATGATAAAAATTATTTCCATGTAATTTTAACAAAAGATGGGATGTGTTTTTGTGATGAAGGTTGTTTTCAATCTTATTTTTGGAGAGACTAACACATGTTTTCTACGTCAACACTCACTATTCAAGAAAAATTCATATTGAACCAATTTCTTGACAACTACCCTCGCGAAAACTTCTCATTTGAATCTATTTTAGAAATGGTTAAATCAAATGATTCCCGAATATCAATAAATAAGCATTATTTAAATATTCCGTCAAAAAATATATGTGATATACTTTTTGACCACAGAAACACTACAAAATCAGGCTCAAAACGAGTTTGATTGATCTATTTTTTTTTAATTTAATTTAAGGAGAAATTTAAAATGTCTTTTAATTCCCACTCTTCATCCGAAAAATTAGTTTTGCCAGGAAATTTTATTAGGCATTCACCAAAGTCTACGTCAGGAAATTCTTATGGTTTGCCTGTTGTTATTAAATACCATGATAAATATAATCAATTTACAATTGTTTTATCGCATGAAGTATTACAACGTCTAGGATGGAAATTAGGGGATTATTTAAGTTTTGATTATATGATTGAACCCAAACAGATTGTAAGGTGTTCGCCTTCAAGAATGGGCACGGGATGGAAACTTACAAAAACATCATCTATAAGCAATCGTTTAAAAATTGTAATAGGACGAGCTAAGGAAACAGGTCTTAAAATTTTAGGTATTGATCGTTTTGAGATAAAGGAAAATGAACTATTCCTTCACCTTTTTGATCCAATAAAGGATTACATAGAATCTTAGTGTGTTATTCCGTTATGCTCCATAAGAGCGGTTATCCAATAATCATTTTCTTTTTCGATGAATGAAAGTAATTTCACTGCATACTCCTCTTTTGAAATTCTTTCATTCATCTCCTTTGCGTTTTTGACATTCAGTGATTGAAAAATCAAAGGAAGTAAAAACTTAAGCGATAAACAAAAAAACTCTTGTTTTAAAATCTTGGCTATTTTTGGGCACTCTTTTTCAATAATGGGAATTATTGGTTTAAGCTCTTTAAAAACATCTTTGAAAAGAATCATTTCTTTTTCCTTACTTTCACATCGTGTGAGCACAAAATAATCCTTAAAAAAATCCCCGCAGTTCGCGGGGCTTGGTCAAATCAGTAACAAGATGCTAACAAACGAGGAGTGGTTCACCAAACAAAAAAGCATCCATGATTGACTCAAAATATCAACAAAGCAGAACAAAAATAAAACAGACATTGATAAATGTCAATTACAGGTTTAGGTATGTTTCAAATGCTTTCACTGCTTCTTCAAAACCTTTGGAAACAACCGCGTAGTACCCCAATGAATTTAGTTGTTCAATCCAAAAAACTTGGTGGATGCTAACTCTTCCACCCACTTTTTTTTTCATCTCACAAAAAAATCCATGGTGTTTTTTGGTTGGATAAGGAATGAACAAATCTGGAAATCCAGTCGCAAGCCCCATTCGTTTTAAATTAACGGCTTCGATTATATTTCGAGCACCACCATTTGCTGAGGCTACAATCAAAAACCCTCGTTTCTTGATGTATGAAACGAACTGAACTTGTTCATGGTATTCGCTTTGAACGTTCTTCGACTTTTTCGGTTTTAGATCGTTCGTCATCATCCTTGAAGACGACATCTTTATTTTCTCCGTAAAATAATTTACCCAAATCCTGAAAACTTTTGATTCGTTTTTGACTCTTTTGAGCCCCTTGTTCATGACCGTTCATTTAAATTTCCTAGTATACATAATGTTTCACATAGAACATTTTTTTATAGATTCCTTCCATAAAACGCCTACAACGAATTTAACATGATTTGATATAGAACCCTATACCGATGTATTAGATCGTTCAACGTTGCCCTGTTTACATTCGTTTTTTGGGCGGTTTTCATGCCTACCTGAAACCCAAATCTAAAATATTTTTGTTTTCGACCTCAATTGAATATTTTTTTCTCATTCTCTCAGACATCAAATGACGTGGTAACTGGCTCAAATACGAAATTGCAACATTTCTGTTACCTCTTTCGGCTTCAATGGAATCCATGATCATCCTGCTTTTGGTTATGTTTTCAACAACCCATGGTTTTATCGATGGCACTTCGGTTTGTCTACGGCGGTAAACAACCCTTTTTTCGTTTTTGCTTTTCGGACAAGAAATTCTTTTTGTTTTTTTATTTATTTTATATTTTTTATTGTTTTTATTTATAGGTGCTGTTTCACCACACTGTGGTTTTTCAGTGGTGCGGTTGGAAGCGAAGTTATCCACATTTTCCGAGTTATCCACATATTTGGGGGTTTTATGGGTACATTTATCCGCACCACTGGATTTCAGTGTTGCGGCTAGAAACTCCGTTCCATCTAGGACGACGATGCCTACCTTACCCAATTTTCCATTGCTGTATCTTTTTTGTTCATACCTTATTAATTTATTGTCATTTAGCCACTTTAAATCACGATTTAGACTGTCACGCCCAACGTTAAAATGAGCCATCAAATGCTCACGGTTTATTTTCCATTTTGGGGGAAGTGAATAGAGGTAAACGTACAGAAATCCCGCAGTTCGGTTTGTGATTTTTTGGATGACATCGGTGAGGTATACAGTGACGTTAAGTTTTTTCTGAGTTACATAGTTGAAATCTAATTTTGAAACTGACATAATTAAAATTCCTATTTCAGCGGTGGAATGGGATACTTGCTTAGCTTCTTGACGACGACTAAGCGAGAGGTTTGTGTTAAAAAAGGGTTCTAAGAGAAATCTTCGAACCACTGTGAACGCCCAAGGAAGGGCATCCAGGCTTTAAATGTTCATACTCTATGTTTTCTTTTTGACGGAACCCATCCATTGATGATAAGTCGGGGGATGGGTTTTTTATTTCACAAGATATTTTACAAGATGTATTCATATTAATCTTCCAAAGCCATATTGATTAAAAAAAGCCAAATAAAACTCAAATATTTCACTATATTACTCTTTTTTCTTATTTACTCAAGATACAGCCATAAAAGGTGTTGACATGAAATTTAAAACGTTTTACAATCGTTAAACGTTTTAAGATTTTTAAATTTAAAGAGAAAACCAATATGGGCAACTCAAGAAAGAAAACAAAACACATAAACGTGGAAATCCCTTTCGAGCTTTGGAGGGTTCTAAAAAGCTTGGCGGCAGATAAAAACTGGACAATGGCAGATACTGTTATTTATTTGGCTTTGCAAACTGAGGAGGTGAAAAAAAAATTGAAATTATTTAAAAACTAACACTCGAGAGAGTTTGGGCTCTCTCGAGTCATCATTAAATTAACTTATTCGGAGATAATGAAATGACGAGTCAAAGTATAGTTCATAATTTTAAATCATGTCAAATTCAGTCAAGGATGATTGAAATGCCAAAATCAAAATATTGTAATGAATTAATTGAGAAGGCGGATGCTATTGTAAAAGGATATTCAAAGTACGATCGGGAAGAAGACGAAATGTTTTTGGAATGGAATGATATTCCCTCACCGCTAATTTATGAGATGTGCGTGCTTTGTTTTAAGCATGAAAGAGACCTTCAAGCAGAATCCACCTTAGACAACCAAAAAACCTTTAAATCGCTTTTAAGCTTTCTACTTATCCCTGATCTCGATAATCAAGTTGAGTTCGCAAATATATTGAAAGATGGAATCTTCCAATACTTTCAACCACACGTTGAAGAACTTATTTATGATCGATTCTCTGAATCAAAATCATGGGAGTTACCCTCTTATGATTAATACAGAAAAAAACCACAAATTTGCTTATCAAAAAAACATGGTTACTTACATCTTCGATACTTTCGATGATGCAGTTTTGCATGCGGATAACAATGAAATGTTGATCGGTCTTTGTAAGGACGAGTGGATCGAGATTTCAGACGAATTGATTTTTGAAATTCCAATCGAAGAGCTGAAAACCAAAAAACTTGTCCAATCATTTTTAAATTAAGAGGTATTTATCATGGCATTAAGAGCGGTTAAACCTGAAACGGTTCAAAAAAGATTAAAAGCTTTATTTTACGGAAGTTCTGGTGTTGGTAAAACAACGGCGGCAATTTCTTTTCCAAAACCTTATTTGATCGATTCAGAAAAAGGTTCTGAAAACGATCAATATGTCAATCTTTTAAAGAAAAACGATGGTGTGATCTTTCAAACAACGGATTTTGATGAATTGGTTTCCGAAGTCAAAGCTCTTTTGACAGAAAAGCACGATTTCAAAACGCTCATAATTGACCCGCTTACTATTTTTTATAATGATCTTTTAGAAAAATCAGCCGCGGCGAGAATCAGCCCTAATGACCCCGATGGAACGTCATTTGGCGGTCACTATCACCAAGCGAATAAAAAAATTAAGCACCTCATGAATTTATTGATTCGCCTTGACATGAACGTTATTATTACCAGTCACTCCAAGAATGAGTATGGAAATAATTTAACAGTGCTGGGACAGACATTCGATTGCTACAAAAAGCTTGACTATCTTTTCGATCTTGTTTTTGAAATACAAAAACGAGGCGATCAAAGAGTTGGAATCATCAAAAAATCTCGCGTTGAATCTTTCCCAGACGGTGAAACATTCCCATTTTCCTATGAGGAAATTTCAAAGCGTTACGGTAAAGATATTCTTGAAAAAAATGCTGTTGCGGAAGTATTGGCTAGCAAGGAACAAATTGATCGCCTTAAGGAGTTGGTCGATCTTTTTAAAGAACCAGAGGAAACCGTTCAAAAATGGTTTGATAAAGCCAACGCAAAAGATTACTCCGAACTAAGCGAAACAATCATCAAAAAACTTATTTCTCATATGGAAAACAAATCAAAACCAAAAGGGGCTGTGTAATGGAAGATATTTTTTTGAATGGTGTTTTTAATGGAAAAATTGAAGATGATTTTAAAAATGATTACTACAAAAACATTCTTCTCCTTTATCCAGACCTCGATCCTTCCGAAGTGGAAGAAAATAATTTTGACAAATTTATTGAGCTGAAATGGTTGATTTCGCATTCCGGTGGAAATGTTCCAATGATTCATCAAGCGATTGATAAAATCATTGAAAAAATTTACTCCAAGATATTGACAAAACGGCTCAATAAATTAAGAGCGAAGTTATTGGAAGAACGAATCACCAGCGAAAATCTGATGAGTAAGTCACTTAATGAAATAATACAAGGAGATTGATAATGTTTACTTTTACACCGATGACGGAAGAAGAAATTAACGCGGCAAGCTTGATCGAAGCTGGAATTTACGATTTTCAGGTGATAAGCTCTGTTCGAGAGATTTCAAAGGCTGGGAATCATCAGGCAAAAATGCAATTGAAGGTATGGGATAACATCGGAAAAGAGCATTTCATCTATGATTGGCTCGTTTTTTCTGATAAGCCACTCAACATACGAAAAATCAAACATTTTTGTGAAGGCGTAGGACTGGAAGAAGAGTACAAGAAAGGCTCTATTCCAGAGGCTTTATTCGGAAAATGCGGAAAGGTTGAAATTGGAATTCAGGATGAAAGGCCAGACGGGAAAGGTGGTTTTTATCCGAAACAAAATAAAGTGATTGATTATGTTAAGGGTGGAATTCCTGTTCCTAAAAAATCAATCGATCAACCGAAATCCGAACTGGATGATGATATCCCGTTTTAATTTGATTAGGGGCCGTCTAATTGGTGGGACAAGTCAAAGTAGATTTACGGGCAACGATACTAGGGTTTGGATGTCTTGAGTTCGGTGAAAGAGACGAATTTTTTAAGCTCCGAGAAGATGTCATAAAACGGCATCCTAAAAAAACCATTGGGAAAATAGCCCACCAGTTTTGGAAATCGCGTCGTTGACGGTGAAACGAAACAACCCTAGCAACGAGAGTGGCTAAAGAAGAATGTCACTTTCTGGAAATCCTAGGCTGGACAAAATCCATAAGTAGTGAGGGCGTGCTTCGGACTTACCTCTAACCGGTTCAATTCCGGTCGATTTCCAATTAATAAATAAGAGAAAAAAATGATTGAAACATGGTTTATAAGCGATACTCACTTCGGCCACAAAAATATTCTTCAATACGAAAAAGAAGCTCGTCCATTTTCTTCAATCGAAGAGATGAATGAAGTGATGATTGAAAACTGGAACAGGGTAGTTAAAAAAAATGATATTGTTTATCACCTTGGCGACTTTGCTTTCGGAAGATTGAACATAAAAATCGCCGAAAGATTGAATGGAAAAAAAAAGCTTGTCATGGGCAATCATGACACATACCCCACTTCGGATTATCTTAAATATTTCGATAAATTATATGGTATCGTTTTTTATGAAAGATGCATCCTCAGTCATGTTCCCGTTCATGTAGGTGGATTGGGTAATAGATGGATTTTGAACGTTCACGGTCATCTTCATAGCAAAAAAGTTCGTAGAGAAATTTATTTTGGAGGAGAAATTAACCCTGAATGGCGTGAAGAAGATCAAAATTATTTTAACGTGTCATGCGAACAAAATAATTTAACGCCGATTCACAAGGATTTAATAGTTTCGAGATTAAAGGAAATTTCTTAAATGACAATTTTCATTCTTTCAGATGAAGTATACAAATACGCTGAGTATCTTGATGACGAATCTCTTAAGAAAATGATCAAGGATGTTTTTCAGGTATTGTGCAATGTTCATTGGATGCGTCCAGAAGACGAGAGGAATAATAATATTCCATTAGAACATAAAAGTCATAAACATAAAGAATGGACTCAATGGGCGCAAAAATCGACGATTAATTATTGGTTTTTGTTTGAGTTGGTATTTATATGTTTGGATGAATATTATTACCGTTTTGACTTATGTAATGAACTAGAGAAATATTCTGTTATTATTTTATTTTTACGCGACAACGGGCCTAAATTAACAGGAGAGAGCAATAAAATATTATTCCCCATCCCCCTTGTCATGCCGAAGAAATACAAAACATGGGATGTGTCTCGAGATATTAACGACGTTGTTGATTCATACAGAAATTATTACAAATCCATAATAGAGAAAAAAATAAAAAAATGTGATGGATGCTGGTACGAATATAAAGATAGCATGCCTGATCCATTATGTGATTTTACCAGAATTTGTTGGACAAAAAGACAAACGCCCGAATTCCTAATATTTAGTCAGTAAAAACCCCATATTGTTTTTTTAAAATTGACGCCTATCCTTGGAATTATGGATTATATGAAGTCCATTAAGGACGATTAATTATGAGTGTTGCATTTAAAAACCTTCTTAATATTCAAAAGCATCTTGATGAGCAAATTTTTGAAAAAGGAAATAAAATTAAGCTTGGCGGAAAATTACGATTAAAAGGAATCGTTCCGTATAGCGTTGAAAAAATGTACTCTTTAATATCGGATTATGTCACCAAAAAAAAGACAGATCACGAAGCGGCGTGCAAAATTTTAGAAAGAATAGCGATTGCTGAAAAGAAAAAATTTATGCGAACAAAGAAGAATCAGAATTTTTATGAAAAACTCGCAGAGAGTCACAGACGAGTTTTCAATATAAATTTGGATAACACAATTGAGAATATGATAAATTTTTTTGATTTAAATCACCCTCCCTCTTCAATAAAAACCACATTTTTTAGTAGAAACATTTCTTTTGAGGCTGAAAAAATTAAAAAGGAGCTGGATTCATTCAAAACCAAAAATTTAAATTCACATGAAAAATGGGCTCTAATTAAAAATGTTTTGAGAACCTCTTATCAGTGCTCTCGCATGTTTAAATTTAGCTCAAGAGAAAAAGAGTTTTTTTCAAAAATTAATACATTTTTGGTATTTAAAGAACCGAGAAACATGAACAAAAAAAATTCAACACCAATCATGGACAAAAGAAAAAGAGTAAAAGAAGATTTTGAAGCGGATGAAGCCTCACGCCACATAGAAAAGGCGATGAAAAGGAAAAGGAGCGGGAAGAAATTGTCAAATGATCAAATCATTGTCGTTGGAGATGACAAAAAACCTTTAAGTTCTATAAAGATGTGAGTACAATCATTTTTGGGTATATTTTAGAAAAATAGATTTTCGATCACATTCAAAATCGGGGTCGCAACGACCCCTTTTTTATTGGGAAATAAGGAATATAATGAATGAAAGCTCATAATATCAACGAGGAATCGATAATGAACCAAAATGAAGCAATTCAATATGAAAGACGGCTAACACAGGTTTAGATGATTCAAGCTCATATTTTAGAAGCTTTAACAGATATTAAATCTTCAATGAATCAGAAATTCGATAGAATAGAATCAAGGATACTCGAATCTAAGCACGAATCTTTTGATAAAATAGACAAATTAGACAATCGGATGTGGTTTCTCGCATTCGCTATGTTTTCGGGATTTGGAGCATTGCTTGGAATCATGGCTAAAGGGTTTGGCTGGATTTAGTCAAAAAAAGAATCCAAATATTGAACAACTTATTTCTGGATAATATAAAATTCATTCAGTATACTTCCATCCTTATTGATTAAATCAAATAAGGGTGCATCATGAATATAATAAATAAAGAAGAATCTACAATGCAAGGGAGCGAAATTTTATTTGCTTATCAAATTTCGTTATTTTCTGCGCTTATTCCCTTTATTTATCTTTTAAAATCCTTGTATAGTCTGTTATTTGAAAAACAACAAATGCCTGCATTTCTGGAATTTTATCTTTTTTTTGATTTTCCCTCCTTTCCGATATTTTTTTCATGCATTCCTGTTGCGCTCATGATAGGGCTTATCCATAGAGAAAAGAACTTAATATTAATTTCTTCAATACCACTTTTAAGCATAGGGATTTTCAATTTATTTGGTACACCTTATTTTATTTCATTAAATTTTCCATATATTTATATGGCTTATTTTATGTGTGTTTTTTATTCGTGCATTAAATTTACTTTAAACAAACAGAGGAGAGTCGAATGATTAGTTCTAAAAAACCAATTGATGTAAATAAAATTTCAACATCAATTCACATACCATCCACTTATGAGTTGTCTGTGCTTTCTTCAGAGGCTTACAGCTTAAATGAGGAAATGGGCTATTCTCCTCTTCCTGGATGGTTTTTACTATACACTCTAAGCTCAAAAACCTCTTATTACTTCAATCACGAAAACATTAAGAACGAAGGATATTATGGAAAATTATTTGTAAAGGTAAATAATGATTTATATCAAGCTTTTGTTATCGCGCATCGTGGCACCGTTTTGCATATGGATAATATTATAAGAGACATTCAAGTTTTATTTAAAATATTTAATTCTGGGGATATTGAATTAATTTCAAATTGGGTTTCATATTTAATCAATAGCGCAATTTCAATAAATATACCAATTTACAACACCGGTCATTCGCTCGGCGCAGTTTATGCTGACCTGTTAAATTATTGGATATTTGACTTTTGGTCGAGAGCGTACGGAATAAACCCGTTAAATAGAAAGTCGATAACTTTTGAAAATCCAGGTTCAAAAGAAATAATAAGAAATATCTTTAGAGATTGGCGATCAGGTCAATCTTATGTTGAACTATATCCAATTCACAGCGAAATGTATCAAGCCTACAACGCCGATATTAATATTATAAATTGCTGTAATGAAAACGCAGGGAAAACGTTTAAACTCGCCGATTTACCTTATAAATACAATTTCAACAGTTTAAATACGATGAACCCAAATGTTTATTTGAATTTCCCTTATTACGTTGAATATACTTTTCAACAACACGGAATCGACAACATAAAAAGCTATATTCAAGGTGGAGGAAAAATTATTGAGTATACCTATCCTAACGGAATTCAAAATTCCTATATTTCGTGGCTGAACGGCGATGTTAGAAAAGTTTACTGGGAAGGATATTTTAAACACAAATGGGAGCAATCCCCATTGGATAGAGAGCTGTTTAAAAAATTTGAATCCTTTTTAGATCATAATATGCAAATTTTAGAAAATGTACACGATAAAGCGCTCGCATTGATTTCAACACCATCACCATTGTTGTCGCCTGTTTACATTCACACGGCAGAAAAAAAACAAGAATCGCTTAAAACAGATTCTAATCTAATTCCGATTTACATTGATCGAAAAGACCTCCATTCATTGTCCAAGCAGTCAATGTTTTCGATCAATAAAGATAGCAATCTGATTAAGCTTGAAACTGCCAAAGAAGAAAACAACGTTGTTGAGCTTCCAAGACGCAGGCGTCGAATAAAGTGCTCCATCCTATAATAATAAAACAATTACCCTAGGGCGCAGGATGCGCCTTTTTTATTTAATATGGTATAATTTTCGATCAAATTTATATGGTGTCTTGAGATGAATCAAGAAGAGCGCAAGGTTTTTGATAAGTACATAAAATTATCATATGAGCTCATTTTGCTACGAAATATATCTCATTGCGCTGTTTTAGACAAGAAACAAAGAGATCGACTCATTCTTCTTGAGAAAAAAATAAATGAGGATTTTTTGATTTTGGTTTACAAAGAAAGTTAATAGGAACTGATCTATGGATTTTTATACATGAGAATTCGATCATGTATAAAAAAATGAAGCCAAAAAAACACGGCATAAATTTAATGATTAAGGGTTTATTTAATGGAAGAATTTGATATAAATAATTTTTATAGATGGGCTTTTAATAAATATGGTGATAAAAATTCCACCCATCCTCTTAATTGGATAACTTTGGCGAGGAATTCAAGTGCGTTTGGAAATGAAAAAATATTGTTGAAAGGATTGAATCCAATGATTAAATCAATGAAGGAACTTTTAATAGGTAAAAAATACGAATATGTAATTTCTCCATGTGCTTACAATAATTTGACAGTGGATGTGATTCCAATTTCATGGGATGTTGAAAATTTAGCTCCTATTTATTATGGCGAACTCTCATTTGATGATGAAGAATTTTATTTGTCTGGATTTGAAAATAACAAAATTCTTCTTAAAAAATGTTGGATTATAAAAGAGGTTGGACGAGAAATATGAAGTTGAATAACATGAAACATAACATTATAAATTACGTAAAATTGATCGCTTGTGACGATTGTATATACACAATTTTTAGTATCTATAAGAACCGTTATCGAGGGTTAAAAATTGAATAGTGATGAATTTAAGAATTTTATGAGTAAAATGGCAGACGGAAACCCTGGAGCTTTTACTGTTTTAAGAAGACTCATCATTGAGCAACCAGTAGGTCTAAGCGTTATAAATATCTTAAAGTGCCTTGAAATAAAAGGATGGAAAATCTGGTTTGCTTTCAAGGATTATTGTGATAGCGATATAAATAAATTTTCTGAGCTTATTTTAGAGCAAGATCAAGGATTGATTGATCGAGTAAATGAAGAAGAAAAACGAATGGGAAAAGGTGAGAAATGAAAATTAATTGGGATAAAATTGAAGAAATTCTTATGTGCGCCATGTTTAATGGAATGGTTTTTTATGGTTTTGGTACAAGAGTCGCTATTGGGATATTGGGCGTTATTTTTGTATCACTTTACGTGACCAACAATTTTGTTTTTAATCATAGAATAAATATTTCTGTGAACCCCAATAGAACATCAAATGAACCATAAAGGAATTGATCCAAATTCAATCGCTTGGTGTCTCGGACACAGAAAGACGCATGAATATTACTGGTGAAACATCAATCAACAAAATAAAATCCTGTAAAATCAATTTGAGATGTATTAGAAAAATCAGTGTCGTTATAAGCCGCATTTACTGCGCCGGATTGTTGATAATACAAATCAGCGGTAGTATTCGAATTAATAAAATTTAAAAATATTGAATCATTATGCAAAGTAATATTTTGACCTACTGAAAAACAAACACTAAAAGGCGTCGATGAAGAACTATTTACAGGGAGTCCAGTAATCCTTGCGGTTCCTGTAGAACTTCCTTTGTTTGATAAAAGAATTACACCGCTTATTAAAACAATGCTACCAAATTTAATGTATTTCCCAGCTTGCGCAGTGTAAGTGATTCCGGTGCTTGCTCCCCCAAATGAAATTCCGGGAGTAAATGTTCCGATAGTAAGACCAGCCAATCCCCCGTTTGAATTTAAAGTTGCCGCTAATGCAGTAGATACATTGGTTCCTAGACCGCTTACGCCACTATTTATTGGCAAACCTGTGCAATTAGTTAAAGTTCCGCTTGCTGGCGTTCCTAAAATTGGGGCTGTAAATGTTGGGGTTTGGGAGCCATTTACGGTGATGCTACCCGATCCATTTATAAATGCCGCCATGTTTGTTCCAGGCGTTAAATTCGCCGCGACAGGGGTATTTCCCGTTCTACCAATAATCAATTGACCATCATTTAAAGTTGGCAAATAACCGCTTGAGGCAACTAACGTCCACACCGCACTCGCGGCATCACCGGAGGTCGTGCATACGTACAAATCATTGTTTGTTAAATCGTAACAAAGCTGATAAATTTCCCCAGACAAAAATGTGTTTGGATTTCCAGCGTGACTAAACATAATGCTCGGCTGAAAAAGATTTAAAAGTTGCTGGAATGAAAATTTATATGTTGTTCCGCCGGAAGCAGGTTGAACAGCGGGGAAAATGTCTTCCAATACTGGATCAGAGCCCGTGGTGGGTAAATTGCTTATTTCTACGCCTGGCATGATTTAACATTCCTTGTTAAATATAATTAACCTTGTTCAACGATCATGTAGCCCACTGTGGAAGTGTCAAGAACACTTGTGGAGTTAATATCAAAACTTGTTCCGGCTACAACTGTTCCGATTGATAAATTTCCGATTGTTCCAGACGCCACTTGTGGAGTGAGTAAAATCAAAGAATTTGCGGTGACGGATGTATTGCTAACCGTCACTGTTCCGCCAACCAATACAGCGGTTCCAACCTTGCAATTTGAACCGGATTTAATGGTTAAGCCAGTTCCAGAATTTTTAATATTTAATTGACCTGTTGTTTCGAGCTGTAATGCAAGCGTTGAATTATTGTCTGGCGCGAAATAAATACCGGATTGAGCCGCTAAAACCAATTGATTTGATGATGAATCGGTTGCAAGAGCGTTATTAGCGCTAACAACAGTTGAGCCAGAATTGGTGGATATCGAACCAACACCAATTGCCGATGAGTTAGATCCATTCGATATACATGATGTACCGATCGACACCGACAAACTTGCTTTGGCTTGAGAATTTTCACCAATAGCCGTGCAACTATTTCCTGTGGCCTGACATAAAAAACCAATGGCCGTGGAGTTACCGCTTATTGTACTTCCTGCGGCCAATGCATTTCTTCCAATTGCAACTGATCTTCCGCCTGTTGCTTGAGCGCCTTCTCCCAAAGCAATCGAATTTGTAGATCCACTAGATACAGCACTTGCACCCCAGGCCAAAGAATTTGTACCGCTTGCGGTAGATGCCCCGCCGCCTTTCCCTGAATTTGTGCCAGTTCCAGCCGACCACGGACTGCTACCACCAAATTGAGCCGCGAAGTCGGAGAAAAGCATCGCCGCGTCATTTCCAGCCCCATACGGTGATTGACCGAAATACATCAAATCCGTGGATGCATTAGTCGTAATCGGGTTTGAGTCATAAACCTGTTTAATATTTTTTGACATACATCAATTCCTTTTGATGTTTAAAACTTTTAAATCTACGGTTCGAGCAATAAAAAATTTGTTCCATCCAACAATAAAAAATCTGTTGAATCCAGCAAAATAAAATCATTTGAAGATGGAGGAGCGGGAGAAGAATTATTGTTTGCGTAACAAATAATTGTTACAAACCCGCTTCCAATCCAGTTCATAAAACTTCCTTATTGAGCCGCAATAAATGCAACATAATTCAACGTACAGGTTGCGCCTGGATCAGCATCAAATGTCACGTCAAAACCGCCAGAACCAGCAACCGCTTTTGCAACCGATACCGCATTGGTTGATGTGGCAATTGTCGCAACAACAACGCTAGATGCGGTCATTCCTGTTACTGGAACAGTGATTGGGCCCGCGCCACCACCACCAATGTTCCCTGTAATCCCTGCTTTAATATTCGTTTTGTTTTGAATATTTGTTGCCGCAAGGCCTGAATCAACCATTAATCCGCCTGTTCCAGAGGCAACAGGGAAATTTCCAGAAACAAACGGGGTAGCACTTGCACCAACCAAGAAACGTGCATTTGCATTAGAAGGGTCTGGCATCGTAAATATTGTTGATTGAGCCATAGATCCATTGCTGATGGTTGAATTAAAAGCGCCGCCTGCATCTGATGCCGCAAGAATAAGACTGCCATTTGTCGCGGTGGATGGAAATGAAGTAACGGTTCCAGATGATCCAGATGCACCAGCCGTTAAGTTACCGGAAGAAACTTGCAAGTTTCCTGAAGTAATTTGCTGAGTTCCAGATGATTTGCTTAAAATAAAACTTGCAGTTGAAGCCCCACAATCTGGAATGGAATAAGTTGAAGCTTGTGCATGAGAAGCATTGCTTATAACAACCGCAAAATCACCAGAGTTTGCAACGCCAGTTAACTCCAAATATCCAGTAGTGGCCGACGAAGGATAAGAGCGTAAGGTTCCTGCCGCACCCGATTCACCCGCTTGAATATTTCCAAACTGAACGTTACTTGCGGTTCCTAATCCAAGATTCGTACGAGAAGTTGAAACGCTCGCTACATCACTTAAATTGTTTGCAATTTGCAAGTAAATACCGCTTCCAGTTGAGGCGGAATTGCTAAATGAAATATTATTTGCTGTGCCGCTTAATGGCGCTCCCATGGCGGATGGAAGAGGCTCAACCAAAGTAAATATAGCGCCCTCAAAAGTTGAACCAGCATATACTGGAACATAAGCGCCTTTTTGAATCTGTTCAATACATTGAAAATCGCTTCGACGAGTTAAAACAGCCGCTATGCCTATTTCGCCTTCAACTGTACATTCGTAAATACCATTTTCGTATGCGTTTGTTTGACCAGCTAATAAAAGATAATCACCTTCAACAACATCAACGCCATCTATTGTCAAAACACCCGTTGCGTAAGTAAAGGTAGAACCAATACCGTTATTTAAAGAACCATTGTAATAAGTTCCAGATTGATTTGACGTTGAAGCCAAACGAACCGGAGCTAATTGAGTAAAAGCATTTAAAGCTGTGACTGTCATTTTTACGCTCCTTGTAGATAAAAAATTCCTTTTTTAAATTAACTTCCCCACAAAATATTGCTTGCCGTTGTTCCGGCGGTATTCACTCTTAATGAATAAATTGGATGCCAAACACCTGCGGCAAGCCCCACAAGCGTCACATCTGTTCCATCCCAGCAAGTAATGTTTACGTCTCCCGTGGTTCCAACATATAACCATGTTGCAAATTCACCGTAAGCAGTATCTAAAGTGACGTCCGCCATTCGAACTACGCCAGACATAATTCGTGTTGGCCCTGTTTTTAAATTCGGATCGAGAGGGCGTACATCCAAAGTATTTAAAGCCATTCCATAGCTCCTACAATTTAATGAAGTAATTTACGAATGATGATGGTTGCATGTTGTTGTGCGGCTGTCCGCCACCAGTTGATCCAGTTTCGTTAGGAAATCCAAATTGAGTACCTCCGCCTGGTGCCGGAACCTGACCTTGATTGCTGTTAATAGTCGCGAAATTAGTTTGTCCGGAAGCCGGTGGATGAGTATGAGCGGGCATCTCAGTTATCGATAAAGTGACAGTTTCAGCACCTAAAAATGCTCCCAACGTTCGCGAAGTTAATCCAGATCCTGATCCAGAACCCACCAATGCTCGACCTAATGCTCTTGGTAGTTGAAGTGGTTTATTTGCAATAAAGTCCGAAACCGCAGTTGCGCCAAGTCCTCCCGAAACAGGACACCAAGCATTTGAAGTTGGATTTGAAATGTTATTCCACAAAAGACAGTAAAGACCGAAAGATTCAGCGCTTGCACCACGTCCACTATTGGATGTAGCGCCACTTGCGGCACTTCCAATTGTTCCGTCATCCATTGTTAAAAATCCAAATGGTGCTACAGTGTCGTATCCAGGCATGATGTACCCTGTACGAACAGAATTAATAATCGAATCGATCATGTCGTAAGGCGTATATTGAGAAGTAGGTGCGTTTGAGCCTAAATAAATGCAAGGTTTTGTGAAATCAATACTGGTCGTAACCCCTAACGGATAATGAATTTGCAAAAATAATGCATCATTTCCGCATGCTCCCATTGAACCTAAGTTTTTTCCTGAAACGCTAGGAACGGTTCCGGTTATTAAATATTGACTCCATCCAGCAGTTAAATTTAACGCTTGAAGTGTCGATGAAAAAGGCATCGATGCTCCAACTCCATCTCCGAAAAATTGAAGTAATTTCACTGTTAAAACGTTATTTCCAGAATTACATCTAGCCCAAATCGTTGCAGAAATAGATACATTACTGAGATTTTGAACGTTTTTCGTGATTGGAAATTGAATGCATTTTATTGTTTCGGATGCAGGTGTGTTTGTGCATACGTATCGCAAAAACTGAGGAGGAGTAACATCACCAGTTAAAGCAGTGCTTCCAAGTGAAAAATCCTGAAAGGATAATTGATCAGTCGCGTTTGTGTTATTTTTAACGAAACAAATATCAGAACCAGTATAAATACCAGGACTATTTGCGGCGTTATTCGTAAATCCTGCATGCGCTCCTAAAGCAACTTTTAAAAACGTGGTTGCGATTGGATTTGCGCTTTGACCGAAGTTTCTCCACATCACATTGTTGACGATCAGGTTATCTACTGAGACGACCTCAGTAATATCCCCACCTCCACCAGTAGCGGGTGGAATGAAATTATCAATTGTCCATTGAAGTACACCGGATGAATCGTAAATTTCTAGGTAATAAGTATCCTCGGGATTGTCTGAATCAATCTTCCAATAAAACGGGCCTTGCGAACCGTTTTCATCGAATAAGACACCTTGCTGGGAAGGTTGTGTATTAGGAATATTTGCATACGGCCACGGAAAATTTCCCGCTTGGTCTTGATAAACAGGCTGAACAATCGTCTTATTCTTACTGTTATATGTAGCCATGTAACCGCCGCCAAGTGGTCGTCCCGTTGCATCCGCAATGTACCACTTTGGCATCGGAGCCAATTCATACGAAATTGTCATTTCACTTCCTTGTGAAAAGTTGTGACATCATTCTACTATTTAAAAAAAACTTTTCCTACTGATTTTGATCGTTTTTATTTCCATCATAAAAAGACTTTGCAAGAGCGCCTAATCCAAAAACACTTGGAATTCCTAAAATTGGCAATAAATTATTTCTAATTCCAATTTGTCTGTGGAATTTTCCTCTTTTCGCGGCGAACTCCCCGCGTGAAAGAGCATTTACTAATTCTTTTTCAGAAATCTCATTTCTTTTAAATTTATTGATCGATTTATTTTTGTACGGAACAACTTCTTTCGAATACCCTTTTTGTATTGAATTGTATTTATCCAGTAAGGATTTATTAATAGTTCCATCTTTAGATTTGAACATGTTTGATTGAATTTGATCGATAGCATCCTTGACTGCTTTTAATTGTTTTCTTTCCGCCCCTCTAAGAGTTGGGTTTTTTGCCAAATCACGCTCAATCCTTAATAAATCACTTTTTGCTGAATGAGCATTTTTTAAGGTTGGGTCTTTTATGAAATCTTCTATGGATGAAATATTTTTTTCAGGTGAATACTTTCTTAATGTTTTTATATCAATTTTTGGAACTATTGAGTTCATTTTTGATAATCCAGATTTGTCAGCATCTTTCCATAATTCATTGTATCTCTTGGTATAAATCGATTTGTTTTTTTCAGCTGTACTTAAAATATCCTTCGCAATATTTTTGTAAGTTAACTTCATAGGATTTAAAGTAGAAGCAATTTGTTTTCCCCCAATAAGTTGTGGTAAATTCCTAAACATTCCTCGTAAAGCCGCCTCCCCTGGATATTGAGGCTCTCCAAACAAATTTTGTATACTCTCTGAAGCATCTGGTGTTATCTTTCCAATCGCATTTGGAACTGATTGAGGCAATAAATTTAAACGACTTGATCCGTATTCAGCAATGCCTTTTGGAAGATTTGCCAATGAGTTTATGGCTTCAAAAATTCCAGCAAGAGCCTGCATTGTTGAATGACCATTATTTTTTTGTTTGTTTAAAAATGGATTTTCTCTTTTTAATGGGTTAGGTATTAACGGATTTCCCATATTTAAAAGACCTGGAATTTCCGTTTTTGACTGTTCGTAATAATCAGGAATTTTGTTAGCAAAATTTATGGCTGAATTATTTATATCTTCCGCGATTCGAAAAGGGGCGGCTGTAATAGAAGTTAAAAAATCCTCTTCATTATCCTTCTCTTTTTTTTCTGGTTCAACAAATCTATATCTTGATTTACTGTAAGAATCATTACCAATCTGAGAAACATCATTTGATGATTCAACGAACTTCCATTTTCCCATAGTTATTCCCCACTCACTTTTTTTAATGCCTTTGAATAAGGAAGTGTCGTTCTTTCGCCTGAATCTGTATCTTCGATTGTTACATTTCCATAGAGTTTATCCAAAATTTCATCACGTATTTTTTGACCATTTATTTGTTTATCGGCTATTTGTATCGCCTCATGTTCATCCACATTTTTTTCTTTCATTATTTTTGGAACCAAATAATTTAATTGTTTGTTCATTTGGTTCATCATATACGCGGATTGAACCTTACCAAATAACACTCCAATTGTATCATTGTCATTAACCTTCATTTGCTTCGTTGCTTCAAATTCACCAAGCAATCCTTTGCCTCTATATGAATTGAACATGTCTTTAAGAACCAAGCCGCTATCATCAATAAAATTACCGATCAATCTTTGTTCTTCTCGACTTCCAATTTTTGATTTGTTTTTAAGCTGAATATCTTGAAAATATGGAATTTTTTCTCTCATCTTCGAAAAAGTTGGGTTTTTTATGGTATCAATTAAATTATAGAGAGTTTTTTCTAATCTCACATCATTGGCATATTGTTTACCATATTCGTAAATTGAATCAGCCCTTAATTTTCCAGCTTGTGTTTCCTGTGCAACTGTTCCTTCATATTGTCCACGTCTTTTAGCCCAAGGATCAACATTAGGTTCATTAGAAGGCTCAGACTGATCAGGCTCATTCCCTTGAACAACGTAAGATTGTCCAGGCGTTTGCATGTTTCCAATATTTTTTCGATCTTCCGGAGAAAGATTAGGCGAATTCATTTGTTCCGGTGGTAACGGTTGTACCTGTGTAAAAGCATTCGTTCTTTGTTGTGGTGGAGAATTTCCATACTGAGATTGATTCAGTGGATTATTGTTCGTGTTTTTCAAAAATAAATTTTTCAACAAATCAGAAAAACCGCCTGATTCTTCCTGTTGAATTAAATCCGGACGCTGTTGTAACAATTCCATTATGGGATTTGTTTGCATACCCGATGAAAACAAACCATTAACAAGATTTTCTCTTTCTTTCCCTTTAACATTAGGAAACACATTAGGGTTTGCAAGTAATTTTGAAATAAATTGAGGCCCCATTAAATTGCTGTACGTAAGCTTCGATGAAGCATCCGCAAAAGTGTTTAATGGAGCATATCTTGCCTGAACTTTTTTAATTTGATTTTCGTAATGATTACGTGCGTAATCCTGAATACCACGCATGGCATTCATTACTGGATCGCCGCTCTCTACAACTTGTGGTAAAGGAAGAGCCATAAATTATCCTTTAAAAAAATCTTAAAAATCCGCCTAACATACGTCCGATATTTTGCTGATGACCCGCTTCACGTCCGTATGCCGCTTCTCCCATGGATCTTCCCATATCTCCATACATGGTCGTCAATGCATTAGCGGCGTTTGCGCCGGTATTAATTAATCCTTGTTGGCCGGCGCCATATTGCGTATTAATTCCAAGAACATTTTGAAGCCACGTATTCATGTCTTGAGATGAAATATTTCGGGCATTTTCTTGCGCTTGGAGCATAAGAGGAGTTGATCCAGAAAGTCCACTTGCGGAGCCAAAATTTTGAGCCGCGCGCGTGGCTTGTTGTTGCTGGTATTTAGCAAAAGGAGATTCTTGGTATTGACCCATTGTATTATTAATAAAATCCATTGGATTTTGCAGTCGTGAAAGCCAATCTTGAAAAGGCTTAATTGCGCCTGTTCCTGCTTGAAGGAAGGGATTTTGAACACCCTCAGCTTTCCCTGCGTATTCTCTATATTGGTTCATCGCCTCTTCATAAGGAGAGCCGGAATCCATTAAAAAACCACTGGCTAATTTGGCGATTGCCGCCATCGTCATTGGATCAACCATACTCCACATCCTTATGAAGTTAAATCGTTACAATCGTTTTCCAAGCGCCGCCTTTGTAAATCTGTGGTTCATCGGCAGTTGTATTATATATCATCTGTCCATTTTGTGGAGATAGTAATTGATTTCTTTGCGTAGTCGTCAATTGGGGCAATAATATTCCGCCTTGAGTCAAATAACTGATGAGGTTCATGTAAAACGTAGACATGAACGCGACCCACTCTTCGGACATCAAAAATGAGTCTCTTTTTACCAAAGGATCATATACAGGAAATTGATCAAAATCGATCGCCATATTTATTTACTCCGGTAAAATCTCAATTGCCCACGATGCACCAAGAATGATGAATGGGATCGGCTGAAAAAATTCAAATTTTGCAACAAATGCCTGACCGCGTGGTGTTACTCCCAATTTTCTCCAAAGCGTTCTAAACGTTCGTTGACCTAAATTTCCCATGGGTGATTTGATCGTGTTTCCATACGTTTGTCCGCCGTCTTTAGAAACCGAAAGAAATAAATACATTTGCTGAACATTTCGAACCTCAATTTTATCTTCCAATAAAATTGGTCGTCCATCTTCGGTTAAAATTATTCTTCCGTCTTCAGTAAGCAATTCTTGTGATTGAAACTCTGTTGATAAGATTTCCTTATCGCCTTGAAGCAAATCCACTTGAAGGCGATCAACTCTCAGTCTTTGATATCCAGGAACAACAAACGGTTTTGTAATTCGCATTCGTCGAATACTTTCACCATCATTTGTGTAAATATTCGTGTCTAAAATATAGCGATTTGCAGAATTATAAGAGCCAACATAATTAATTCCGTTAAAATAAGCATGAGTTTGAGCAGGATGTCTATCTCCATTTAAAACCTCCTCTTCATGCCAAAGTTTCCCTTCTTCAGTGCTTGGATCGCTTATTGTTGCGTTATAAACATACGTATGATTTGCGGCCGTAAAATTCATTCGATAAAAAATGAGTCCATTTTCTTTGATTAAAAATGATCTGCAATCCGAAACTTGATTCAAAGAAGCATATTGTGCCAAAGCATAATCCAGCGCGCGATTACTGATTGGTAATGCCTGAGCGCCTTTTACCATCATCACAGATCCGAGACCATCACGATCCTGAGAAAGAAAAAACATCATGTCAAAACCAACAGAAACACTTCCAAGAGCAGGCGTTCCATATTCAATCAAAAGTGCATTATTTCTTCGAAAAGGTAAATTTGTTCCTATCCCTGCATTTTCCCAAACTTCCGTGAAATATTGAGAAAATAAAAATAATCGACGGTGTAATGTTCGGCATGCAACGATTGTTCCTGGATGAGTAGTGATTGATCCCTGTTGAAGCTGTCCAAGGCTTGTAATGGTGCAAGTTGGAGTTCCATTTGTCGTTAAATCAATAAAAGTTCCATTTCGGGCATTTTCGAGAGACGTTGCAACTCGGATATGGGTTGTATCGACTCGAATTGCATAATAAGTATCAGTATTGTTTAATGGATTCGGCAAT